CCAACTAATCAAAGTATTCAATTAAACGTTTTAGAAGATATTGAGAAATCAAAAAATCTTTTACCTAGAGAATATCATAGTATCTTAGATGATATTAAAAAAGATGTAGAAAATTTTGATTATATAAATGCCTCAAATAGAGCAAATGCTTTAAATAAAGAAATTCCAGAAGTATTAAATTTTGAAAAATTATCTCAAGATTTATTTCCAATGGAAGACCCATTGAACAATGCCATTATTTTAATGGATCCAAAAAGAGATAGAATGGTTGGAAGATATGTATCAAGTGTAAGAGTAGATACTGAAACAGGAAGAGGAATTAGACAAACGTTTGATACTTTTGATTCTGAATCTAGAAAATTTTTAGATGAAAAAGATTGGAAATTAATGGGTGTTGAAAGTCTTGAAAAAGGTAAAGAAGGATTAAATTAGTGATTAAACCTAAAAGACTAACATTAACAGTGCCACCTAAAAGAGGACCAACTCCACAAGGCTTGAATATTAACTATAATACTGTTAGAACAGTAAATTCGGAGAAAATAACAAATGGCAGAAATAGACAAGTCACTACCAAACGTAGTAGATAAGCTTACACCCGGAGAACTAGAAGTAGAACAGATTGCACAGTCTGTAGAGGAAACTCCTGCGGGTCCAACCGAAGTTACAGAAAACGAAGATGGTAGTGTTGATATAAATTTTGATCCAACTAAAAATTTATCAGCGGGTGTTGAGTTTGGATCAAATCTTGCTGAAGTAGTTGATGAAGATGTTCTCAACATGCTTGGTTCAGAACTATATCAAGATATTCAGTCTTATAAAGATTCAAGAGCAGATTGGGAAAAAGCCTACACACAAGGTTTAGATTTATTAGGATTTAAGTATGAACAAAGAACAGAACCTTTTCAAGGAGCATCGAGCGCCACGCATCCAGTGCTTGCAGAAGCAGTAACTCAATTTCAAGCATTAGCTTATAAAGAATTGCTTCCCGCGGGCGGGCCCGTGCGAACGCAGGTAATTGGATTAGACACACCAGAAATTCAATCTCAATCAGATCGAGTTGCAGAGTTTATGAATTATCAAATTACAGATGTCATGAAAGAATATGAACCAGAGTTTGATCAGATGTTATTCTATTTACCTTTATCAGGATCAACATTTAAAAAAGTTTATTATGATGAATTATTAGGAAGAGCTGTTTCTAAATTTATTCAAGCTCAAGATATTATTGTACCTTATTCAGCAGCATCTTTAGATGACGCAGATGCAGTAGTGCATGTTATTAGAATGTCTGAAAACGAATTAAGAAAACAACAGGTATCAGGTTTTTATAAAGACATAGAATTAGTTGCATCTGATGAATTAACACAAGATGATAATATTAGATCAAAAGAAAAACAATTAGAAGGTGTGACCATGAGTGGTCAAACTGAAGGTATTTTTACATTATTAGAATGTCATGTTAATTTAGATTTAGAAGGATTTGAAGATATAAATCCTAAAGATGGTGAGCCTACAGGAATTAAACTTCCATACATTGTAACGATTGAAGAAGCATCTAGAGAAGTTTTATCTATTAGACGTAATTACAATGAAGCAGATCCATTAAAAAGAAAAATCAATTATTTTGTACACTTTAAATTTTTACCGGGATTTGGTTTTTATGGTAATGGCTTAATACAAATGATTGGTGGTTTATCTAGAACTGCGACTCAAGCATTAAGACAATTATTAGATGCAGGAACATTATCTAATTTACCAGCAGGATTTAAACAAAGAGGAATTAGAATTAGAGATGATGCACAATCTATTCAACCAGGAGAATTTAGAGATGTAGATGCACCAGGAGGAAACTTAAGAGATGCATTTATGACTTTACCTTATAAAGAACCTTCACAAACTTTATTAGCATTAATGGGAGTTGTAGTTCAAGCAGGTCAACGATTTGCATCTATTGCTGATATGCAAGTAGGAGATGGAAATCAACAAGCAGCAGTGGGCACAACCGTGGCTTTGCTAGAAAGAGGTTCACGTGTGATGTCTGCAGTTCACAAAAGAATATATGCATCTATGAAAGAAGAATTTAAATTACTTGCAAATGTATTTAAATTATATTTACCACCAGAATATCCTTACGATGTAGTAGGTGGACAAAGACAAATTAAACAAGCGGACTTTGATGATAAGGTAGATATTATTCCAGTTGCTGATCCAAATATATTTTCACAAACACAAAGAATTAGTTTAGCACAAACTGAATTACAACTTGCAATGTCTAATCCACAAATACATGACATGTATCAAGTTTATAGAACTATGTATTCTGCATTGGGAATAAAAGACATTGACAGAATTTTATTAAAACCAGAACAACCCACACCAAAGGACCCTGCGTTAGAACATATTGATTCTCTCGCAGGGAAACCATTCCAAGCGTTTCCAGGCCAAGATCATAGAGCTCACATTACTGCTCATTTAAATTTTATGTCAACTAATATGGCAAGAAATGCACCTGTGATTATGGCTTCATTAGAGAAAAATTGTTTTGAACATATATCTTTGATGAGTCAAGAACAAGTTGAAATAGAATTTAGACAAGAAATAGGTCAATTACAACAAATGCAACAAAATCCACAAGCGGCACAGAATCCACAAATGCAAATTCAAGTTAGAATGTTAACGGAAAGAATAGAATCTAGAAAAGCAGTGTTGATTGCTGAAATGATGGAAGAATTTATGAATGAAGAAAAGAAAATCACATCACAATTTGATAATGATCCTATTGCTAAACTTAAATCTAGAGAATTAGATCTTCAAGCACAAGAAAATGATAGAAAAAGACAAGAGAGTAACGAAAGAGTTAACCTTGATAAGATGAAAGCGATGATGAATCAGTCAACAGATAGTCAAAAACTACGACAAAACGAAGATTTAGCTAAATTAAGAGCTAGCACTTCATTAGAAAAGACTATTTTAAGTGCTAAACTTAAAAATAGATTTTCAAATTAACAAAAAAGGAGTATAAAAAACTATGAAAAAGAAAAAAACAAAAATTGGTCAATCAAAAGAAGTAGATCATTCTAAATTTACCGATAAAGATGGATATTTAGTTGGCGGAGTTGAAGTTGAGATGTCAAATCCACAAGAAACTCAAGTTGAAGTAGTTCAAGGTCAAAGAAATATTCTTCCAGAGAAAAAAAGATCAGCAAAGTGGTATTAAACCATGATTCAAATGTTAGGAGCCGTTGCACCACTTGCAAAAATCCTATTTAATACAATTGAAAAAGCTGTTCCAGATAAAGATCTACAAGAAAAATTAAAAGCTCAATTACAAACACAATTATTACAATCTCATACACAAGAATTAACGGCTGCAGCTAAAATTATAGAAGCAGAGGCAAAAGCTGGCTGGTTTGCTAGCTCGTGGAGGCCCCTTTTAATGTACGTATTAATATTTATTTTAGTATGGAATTATGTTATAGGACCCGTTATAAAAGTATTCACAGGAGCTGTGATTTCTTTTGAATTACCCGGCGATGTTTGGACGTTATTGAACGTTGGACTCGGAGGGTATGTTATAGGGCGCAGCGCAGAATCTGTTGCACGCACTATGGCTAATAGACCAACAAATAACAACCATGAAAATGGATAGGAGATAAAATGAGAAATGATTACGGAACAAGACCAAGAGCAAAATTAATGAAAGGTGGAAAAGCAAAAGGTAAAAAAGGTTTTCCAGATTTAACAGGTGATGGTAAAGTTACTTTTAAAGATATTTTAAAAGGTAGAGGTGTCATTAAGAAAAAAGGTGGCATAGTTAAAAAAGGTAAAAAATAATGGGAGACATTTCATTAAGAGGACAAGGTAGAGCACTTTTAAAAAAAGGTGGCACAGCAAAAAAAGGTATTCTTATCATTATAGGAAACAAAGATAAAAAATCTAAGTCAATGAAAAAAGGTGGCATGATTAAAAAAGGCATGCATAAAATGCCAAACGGAAAAATGATGAAAAACTCTGATATGAAAAAAGGAATGAAAAAATAATGGCTAAACTTTGCCCAAGAGGAAAAGCAGCAGCAAAAGCAAAATTTAAAGTGTACCCGAGCGCGTACGCGAACATGTACGCGAGCGCGGTATGTTCTGGTAAAATAGTTCCTGGTGGACGTAAGAAAAAAATGGGTGGTGGTAGTGTTTCTCAAGAGAGAAAAATGGTTTCTAATTATAAACAAGGCGGCGTTGCAAAAGGTTGTGGCGGCGTAATGGAAAATAGAAGAAAAGTTACAAAAAAATATTAATATGGGTTTACGTAAGTGGGTCCAAGATAACTGGGTTGATATAGCAAATAAAAAATCCGATGGATCTTATCCTAAATGCGGA